TGAAGGGGATCTCGTGGATGTTCTCGTTGTTGGGCCCGAAGAAGTGGAAGAACGGATTTCCCGTGGTGACCCCGGCGATCAGGAAGTTGGGGGTCTGGTTCAGCGTCACGGCGGCGCCCCAGAGCGCTTCCGGAATGCAGAGCTCCTTCAGGCGCAGCGCGAGCACCGCGCCGCTCTGCGGCTCAACCTGGTTGTACATGCGGGTTTTCATACCAAGCACTGCCGTCTGCCCGAAGGCCGTGGTGTCCAGGTTGCCATGGTCGGTATGGAACACCGCCTTGTTGTCGCCCATGTAGACGGCGTTTGAGAGCAGCAGGTTCCAGACCTGCTTGGCCAGGGTGCGCTTGGCCGCCCTGGGGAGACGCCGGCGGATGGTGTCGACGGCGCGGATATCGTCGTTGATGATCATTTTCCGGCTGATCGTGATGATGCCGCCCTTCTGCCCCAGGGTGTAATCGATCTTCTCGTCGGAGAGGTTCCCCAGGTCCGAGTAGTCCTGGTTGTTTTCCGGGTCGACGTTGGGCAGGTCGCCGAAGTAGGCGATGCGGACCGACTGCAGCGCCCGGAAGTCGCGGGCGTTGCGGATGTTCTGCCCGACAAGCAGTGACATGCCGTAGTCCGGGATTTCCTGGTAGTCCCCGATCATCCGGCGGTACAGGGTGTTCCCCAGGACGAACTGAAAGGTGGAGGAGTCGAAGCCGGCGGCGCGCAGGTTGCGGAGCTGCCCAGGGTCGTCGATGTAGCCGCGCACGTCGGTATCGCCGGTGATCTCCACGTAGGCGGCGCGCAGGCTCCGGAAGGGAGCCACATCCTTGACCGTGTCCGGCACGGTGAGGCCGAACAGCAGGTCGCTTGCCGCCTGCAGCTTCTCGGTCGGCTCCACCACCACCCGGTTGCCGCCCAGTCCGCGCACGTTGCCGCTTCCGGTCAGTTCGTCGCAGATCTCCTTGGCGGCCTTGATCTGCTCGGTCAGCTCCTCATCTTTGAAGACAGTGCCTTCGAACCTGGAGCGCAGACTCGCTTCCATCTTGGTCGGCAGACCTGCGGCCAAGAGTTTTTTGTCCAGGACGAGCGAGCAGGTGAGCAGCTTCACCTCACTGCCGGCGTCTCCCCCCAGGAGGTCCTTCATCCCCGAGACCATGGCCGCGACCATCTGGGTCTGGTTATTGTCGCCTTCGCTTCCGCCTACCACGGAGGCGGCGACCAACTCGAATGCCTGCTCCTCCGTCATCGTCCCCGCGGTCATCCCCGCGGTGATCTGCCCGTGCAGATCGGGCCGTTTGCTTTTCAGCGCAGCCATCAGCCTGTCAAACATGTACTCCTCCTTTTGGCCTGCCTCTTGGGCTGCGGCCAGCTGTGTCAGAAATTCGCCTTTTCCAACGGGATCGTGCACCACGTCAACTTCCACCTTCTTGATCAGCTTGGGTACCAGCATCTGCTTGCCCGCCACCAGCTTCTTGCCTACCGTGCCGCCCACGTCGATGGAGAGCCCGTAGGCCGGCGGAATGGAGCGGTCGCGGCAGGCCTTCAGGTCGTTCTGCAGCCAGGAAGCCGAGGGGAGAATCACTAGGTCGGCATAGATGGCATCCGACTGCACCTCCGGGTTTCTCAGCGCTCCCACCATCTCGGTGACCGACTTGCCGTAGCGCGGGGTCGACTTCGCGTCGTGATGCTGACTGGCTTTGAGGGCGAACACCTTGGCTCCCTCGAAGAGCGAGATGGCCGCGACCAGGGGGGCCTTCTCCCAGCAGATCTTATCGTTCTTGTCCGGGCCGAAGGCGATGACACGGACCCGCCAGACCGAGCCCGACTCGCTCGCATCATCGGATGTCACGATCTCCGCCGCCGCCTTGATCGGGACGTAGGAGACCTCCCGCTCCACCTGGACCGGGTCTCCCAGGGTCACCTTGCCGTCCAGGACGGAGTAGGAGCGCTGGTACATCTTCTCGATGTTATCCGGCCCGCAGCTCTGATACACCACCGAGTCGGGATACATCTCGCCGATGTAGCACCGGAACCCGGCACCTTCCGCCGTGCAGATCGCGTCGCACACCATACCGGTAATGGCACCAAAACTGGCATTCGCAGCCTGCATCTGAGCTTCCCGTACCTTTTGCCGCTCTCTTGCGTCCATCGCCTACCTCCGGCTAAAAAATCCATCCGATCCGACTGATCCGTCCGAGACGTTACTTGGGCACGGAGACCCGCTGGCCGTCTCCCGTGACGAAGGAGATCTTGCCGTCCTTCTCCACCCAGTTCAGCACGTCGCCGGGCGCCAGGTCGCGCACCACCAGCTCGTGCACCGTCGAGTCGTCATCGTTCGGTCCGCCCTTGCGCGGCTGCGAGGTGCGGTACCTGAGGCCGGCCAGGTATTTCGGATCGATCGGGCCGCGCTCCGCCTTGGCCGCGTCCTGGGTCGCCTGGTGCGGCGCCGGTGCGAGCTGCTGGAGGGCGGTGATCGCATCCTGCAGCTGGACAGTGGTCACCATCCCGGGCAGCGTCCCCTCGAGGGAACTGACCCGGGTGCTGAGCGGATTCCAGTAGCTGTCCACCAGCTGGGTCTGGGTGACAAACGCCAAAAGGGCCTGGTCTAACCCGGTCTGGAACTTCGCAAACGCCTCGGCAATCTGCTGTTCCACCTGATCGGTGGTCAGGCCGGCCTGCAGCGCCTCCAGGATCATCCCCTTAACCTGGGCGACGGTCGCCGCCGCGCCGTCTACCGCCGGATCTCCAGCCTGCAAGTCATTCACTACGTCCGCAATCTTCTTTCCCATGTCCTCACTCCTCCGTAGGTTTTTTGGTTTCCACCCTGTGTGCCGTTGCATCGAAATTTGCCGCGAAATCTTCAGCTGTTCCCCAGGTCTTTTTATAGGGGACCAGAATACAGCCGCACCGGATCACCTCGCTGATCGGCGCACCCGGGTCCCGAGGGTACATCACTGGGGTGCCGTCAGCTGCCTGGTAGAAGGGATTCTTCATCCCCCGTACCTGGCCGTGCATCAGCAGATGCACCTGGCGAGGCGCTTTCGGATGGCCCGCATGGAGCCACATCCGAAGTAAGTCGTCTACCGTCTCCGATGCTGTCTCTATCGACTTTTGCGTGGCCATCGAAAAGGCGCGGCCCATCTCGGTCTGGGTTATAACCTCTGCACGTTCGGCGGCTGACTTGAAAATCGGACGGACATTGCCAAACCTGTCCGGCATCATTGGCATGGGGATTTTGTTTTTTACCAGCTCGCCGGCGATCTCCGAGGCTACCTCTTGAGGAGATTTTTGCCCCAGGATCCCCAAGGTCAGCTCTCCTTTGATTTTGGTGTAAAGGTCGCCAGCTACGGACTTGATCCTTCCGTAAGAGAATTCCTGGAGCGTCTCAATCAACTGGCTGGATGCGTGCCCCATACCGAAGTAGACCCCGCTTTCGCCCCCCGCTTCAAGCGCGGCAGGTAGCAAGGCTGCTCCGGCATCGAAGGATGCGATGATTCCGGAGCCTAGTTCCCTGTCAGCGGCCGATTCGAAATCGGTCACATATTTCTCGAAGCTGTTCAGCGTCTGTCGCATATGAAGAGAGCTGTAACTCGAGGCGCCGGTGGCGAGTTGGATCAGGATCTGCTTACGCAGTTCCTCGAGAAGCGCCTGGACTGCGTCGACTCCCAGAGCAACCTGCTCACCCTGGTCGGTCAAGACGCTCTTGATTTTTGTGGTCACCTTGACAGCCATCTACTTCTCCAACAGGTCGTACATCGCCAAAAGCAGGAACAGGGCAGGGTCCTCATTGGCGACCGACTGCATCATGTCCACCAGGGCCATGCAACGATCGGCGTAGTTCATGCCGGCCACATTCGGATTCTTCGTCTCCGCCGTCTCCATTTTTCCCACAGCAGGCCCCCAAACTTAGTTCATGAACTACCTATCAGCCGATTTGCAGGGGGTAGGGGCTTCAGGCACCCTCTCCCGTTTTTTGGGGCTGTTTCAGCGGCAGGACTTTTCCGGGTCCTGCCGGCCCTTTGGCGGGATAATCCTTGTAGGCCGGGTCGGCCTCCAGGAGCGCCTCCTGGTCGATGGCAAAGCCGATCATCTGGAAGATAAACGCGAAGAGCTTGATTCCGGTCGGCTGATCTATCCACCCCTGGGTGGCCGCCATGGTCATCGCGGCCACCAGCTGCTGCACCGCAGCGCCGACCTTGCTGACGTCCTTGTTGGTCGCTTCGGGTACCTGGATCTCGTAGGCTCCAAGTTCGTCCTCTGGAACGTCCAGAGGGTACCCTGCGTCCAGGGCGCTCTGGATGGCATAGTCGATCATCCGGCACAGGATCTGTTTTACCGTCTGCTGGCGCTTCCCGACGAAGGCCTGGATCGGGTCGTTGCTCTCGCCCGCCGTGGCGCGGTTCACCTGGCCGCCGCCGCCGTACCAATGCTCCGGGATGTTCTTGCAGCCCAGGATGTGGTTGCGCAGCTCCTTGACCGCTTTCTCCATCTCCAGGGCGGAGAGCTTGGGCGCGACCGCGTCCCACTTCACCTTCTGGTTGTGCACCCGCACGCTGCCATCGGACTGGGACGGAAACTTCGTGGCGTATTCCTCGCAGATCTTTTCGTCGGCGTCTTCCATCGTGACGTCCCAGACAAAGGCGTTCTGCTTGCGGACCTTGCCTGAATAGTCGTAGAGCAGCTCTTCGTACTCATCCAGCCAGTCGGCAATGATGAAGATGTCCGAGGTCCCGAAGGGGTCGTTGCTGACCCGGTTGATCGCCTCGAGGAAGCATTCGCCGTCCAGGTAGCCGTCCCGCATC